GTTATTGTCCCTGTAAGACTTGATGTAGGAAGATTAGTAGCGTCTGTCAGATCAAATGCCGGGGTTGCATAAGTCTGCCCTAGAACTAAATTTACTCCCCCAACAGATATAGAATTATTTGCTAATTTTGCATTTGTTATTGATCCCGCTAATTGTGCATTAGTTATTGTTCCTGTAAGACTTGTTGTAGGTAGATTAGTAGCACTAGATAAGTCAAAAGCAGGTAAGGCTACTGTATCGCCTAAATTTATAGAAACACCTCCGACTGCCATTGAGGAGTTAGCTAACTTATTATTCGCAATCGAACCAGCTAACTGTGCATTAGTTACTGTTCCTGTTAAAGACGTTGTTGGTAAACTCGTCGCAGAGCTTAGGTCAAACGATGGACTTGCATTTACGCCACCAAGAGCAATAGAAACCCCACCGATACTTATAGAACTATTAGCTAACTTACTATTTGCAATTGAGCCCGCTAGTTGTTCGTTGGTAACAGTTCCCGTGAGACTTGACGCAGGATACCCAGTAGCATCAGTCAAATTAAAGGCTGGACTATCATCAGTTGATCCAAGCGTTAAAGTCAAACCCCCCACGCTCATACTAGGATTCTGAAGCTTGGTATTACTTACTTGTGCATCACCTATAGTCGCCTCAATTATCTGTCCTGCTGATAATGGATATGAAAGAGCCGTAGCCGGAATAGTACTGGTGCCTGCTAAAGCTAGTCCTTGCGCTACTAATTCGTTTACTTTTACTTTCTTGGTCTCGCTTGCGCTCAAGTCAGCTAAAGGTAGTACATCATCCGCTTGAATACCATCTCCGGCTAGATAAGCTAACTGACTAATTTGAAGATCTGCCATTGTTCCTTAACTCAGTAAAGTCACTATATATTAATTCTAGTTCGGATCTTCAAGAGAGAGCTTACTGCCATCCTCTTGAAGTATAAAATCTCCCGTATCTTGTAATAACGATTGTTGTGGTAGTCCACTTCTAAGTTGGAAAGGTCCACTTGTCACGAAATCTATTTTAGTTGAGATAACCCCTTCCACCTGAACCGATACAGCAACATTAGAAACTAAACAATCAGCCTCGTACCAAATACTATTTGAATCAGCAGACCCGTTGTAGTAAATATAAAACTGACCTTTAAAGTCTGCTCCCTGTTCCATTCTTAGAATTAACTGCGCTAGATAAGAGGGAAACTCTGGGGCATTTGTTGTGTAATTTGGATCACACATCAAATATTGATGTTGCCATAAACAATTTAAAGATCCCTGACCAGAAATTAAGCCACGATCAAATTGAGATTTAAACTCATCTCCTAAATTTGTTAAATCGACAGTTTCCCTAGACGTTGTTATTTCAAAATCTTTAATATTTGCCAAGCATCTATAACGATTATTTCTTGTAGTAATCCTTATCTGCTTACCTTCACTTGGGACAGTTAAAACAGTCGCATCTGATTGTTTACCATCTAGTGCTAATGCGAATGAAGTAAATAACCTTATACCTCCTACCTCATCTACATGAATATATCGTCTTATACCAGAATAACTGTGCCCATCACATAGTTCTAAAGCAGTTCCATCAACAGTCGCTATATCAACCTGATCACCAGTGATTAAAGAACTGGTTTGAAAATCAACTGAAAAACGCCGTTTAGTTACATTGACATCATTAGGATCTAGCGTCGTGACTAGACCCGAACTCATCGTATCTCGTTTTAATTCGACAAGACCGTTAGATCCGAAATAAATAGCCACGGATTACATTGCTAAAGCTGTGCCAACAGGTGCGCCATTTGCTTCAAAACTAATATCCGCAGCTAATATCTGACCTACTGCATTTGTCATTGCAAGGCTGGTTATATAGACATTAAGCTCTATAAAACGTCCATTACCCACACCATCGTTAACCTTTAACTTGAGTGTCGCACTATCTGAAGATACAGAAGACGTAGCACCCTCAGTTGTACTTCCTGATGGTTTTACAAACTTACCTAAGAAAGTAGAAACCCCTCCGGCTGCTGTGTTTGAGCCTCCATCTGCGTAATAGTAAATAGAGCAACTGCCAGTAATACTCCTTAAACCGGGAATAAGAGTTCGATCTTTATCCTCAAGAGAAACTGTTTCAAGTACCGCTTGACTGGCTGTAAAAGACCAAGACCTTACTTTCGCCGCAGTCTGACCGTCTACGATTAATTGCCCGTCTTGTCCTGAATAAAAATTAGCCATTCGAGCTTTACTTAACTTAGTTACTCTATTCTAGTCTCCATCCAAGCAAGCTACAAATTTACAAGAAACATTATTGATTCCGGGTTGAACACTTGTCACTTTAGGCGGTCCGTCATATCGCCATTTAACTCCGCTACTCGCTCCAAATACAACTTGGTTCGCTAAATCGGTGCTTTCTATTCCCTGTAATCCTCTATTAGAGGTAAAACTTAAGTAATCCCAATCACTATTGACCGCTATATAGTTATTTATTATGTCATTTACTTTGTCATCAGAGATATTTGTAAACCCTAGACTTAGCTTCGCATTAACAGCTTTATTTCCATAACGAATAATACTCTTAGCACCGTTCTGAGCCTCAAAAACAGTCTGAGGGTATTCACCAGCAGTAAAAGACCTACTACTAGGAGAAATAGCAGGAAAGAAAACCTGTGCCATTATGCGAAATCAGAAGGTGTCCAATCAAGAATAGCTAATTTACCTTTATCAGTTAAAGGTACATGACTAGCTGCAACCTCAATTAAGCCATCTTCTCCATAACTAAGTGACTCAACTTTATAAACACGATCTTTTTTATCTGTTCTCAATACTGTAAATACACTATTAAATAGATCACTTAGCTCTGCCTTTCCGTTAACCACGTTAAGCGTAGCTGACTTCACTTCTTCCATACCAGACCTCCAATAATAAATTTCAACATCACTTAAATCAGACTCGCCTATTGATTGAACAGTACCGTCAGAGCTGATTGAGCCATTATCAAAACGACTGGTGTGTGTACTCTCTGAATAATATCTAAAGTAATTTCCGGGTTCTAAAAACATCGCATCTTGCGGTGTAGTCTCAAAAGTAATTCCGTGATCAACGAGCTGCCTTACCCGAAGCGCATAACGTAGGAAAGCATAGGCATGACCCGATGAAGTACAGAAGTTAGATAGATCAAAAGTCTCAATGGGATCTTCGGTACTGCCTACTGGGTAATCAGCTTGACTTTGCATATCTGCTAAACCTAACTCAACTACTTTTGTTTCTGGAAATCCATTCTCTGTCTCATGTCGATATAAAGCTCGGCCTTTAAATAATTGCCTTTCTTCTGCGTTTAAAAAACTAACCTTTAAATTCTTAGTATTGCCATCAGTAAACAACGCTTTAATTTTCAAGTCACTTGTTCCCTCAGTATCGCTAAAACTTGCCGAAGGATTAATCGTAAAATCAGAGTTATAAGGTACGGAAGGAATTAAGGAGAACTTACCTCCTAATATCGTGAAATCTAAGAAACAATAACCAGACATCTCGAATATAAACTCTCTTAAATTTTGTCCTTCTGTAATAACGCCATCCCAGTAAAAACCATTAGCCTCGCAAAACTTAGCTGCGGTGGTCATACGCTCCTTATCTACACCTTTAGGACCAATTAAATCTCCTGCACCTAGTTCTGAATCAGTTAGTAGCGTATAAGCAATCTCTGGGAATAAGTTTGTTGCTTCTATGTTGTTATTGATTAAACGCTCTACCTGTATGCCTTTCTTTAAGTAAGCCGAAAACTGTGAAAAAGAAGACCATTCTTTTGAACTATTTAAACGTAACCCTGTATAAGCAAGACCTAGATAATCAATGTTGTGACTCTTATGCAATTCATTGCAATACACCAACTCATGTTCAGGTCTAGTTAAATGACTGGATTGTTCAGAGTCATAACGAACAAAATCAGAAATAGCATCGTAAGGGTTTAAATTTCTTCCGATAGGCCAAGGTTCATCTACTACCAACGCTCCTGAGTCTGTTAAAACTGTGACCTGTATAGGTGCGTCAGAAACATGATTAGGGATAGTAAAGCTAACCTTATCTCCAGTCTTGTAACCTGAACCCGGATTTTTTACCTGCCAAGTAACGCTATAAGGCGTGTTCTGATAAACCGTTACCGTTAATGTTAAACCTGTTCCATTACCGGTAATAGTAGTTGTACTCCAATCGTCATGGACAGTATTTGCATCTGAGCTTTCCCACTCATATTTTCTTATTGAGGCAACCTTGTCACCAAAAGTATGGTCGGAACAATCGCCAAATTCACATCTAACTGTACCTATCCGGTACTGGTATCCGTCTTCACCGATGACTGAATATTCTTCTTTGTCGTAAGCATCTTTTATGTAATAAGGAAACTGTAGAACGGTGTTTTGACCAAAAACAGTTCCCTTGGTTTTAACGGCTAATACTCCTACTACTTTAGTAGACCCCCAATGATGATTTCTTGCCTTTGTGCCCCAGTAAAAGCTAGCTGTCTTTGTATAACCGTGTTTAGACTTACCATTTGAATTAAATTTAACGCCCATCACAGGCTCATGGTTATCATCAAAGTTATATGTAGCGTAATCCTGCTCTTCTACAAATTGCCAACCCTTAGATATAGGAACACCATTGTTATTATCATTTGAACTTAGTGATAAAACTCCAGAATCCTCAGTGTCTTCTAACTTTGGTAATTCTCCTAAATACCACTCTGGATTACTAGCTCTATTGCCAGTTAATTGATATAAGTTACCGGAATAATAGGTATCGAATTTAGTGTCAGTGCTTTCTACTTTGCTTAAAGAGTTTTTCTGAAATAAGCGAACAGTTGTTATTGCATTGTCTTGTAATTCTCTTTGTATTAAATTGCCGGGATAAGGTACAAACCTAAATTCATATTGATGCGTCTTTTCATGGTTAATACGAATAAAGTTATATTGCGGCTGTGGTGCATTACCTTTAACGGCGAAAGGAATACCATTATCTAAATACTCCCATGTAGCTATCGGATATTGACCTGCTATACGACCCTGCAATCTGAAAAAGCTATAACGATTGATGTACTTAGACATCTGACCCAAGGAAATATTTCCGTTATCTTTCTCATAATTTTTAACCGTACCGGGCTGTTCATAAGTGGTATGACCGGGATGGCTATTAGCATTAGGAAAACCTGTGATCTGTCTCCAGACTGTCGATTTAATACCTATCTCTGTAACTTCGCACTTAGTATTTGTCGTGACGGTTCCTAATGCAGCTCTTTGAATAACAGTTAATTCATAGGGTTGCGAAGCACTTTCTACTCCATCAGGTTTTACATCAAATATGCCTTTATCCGTAATATCAAATGTAGCTGTTAC